TCTCACATAAGTAAGCGGAGCGACATTGGCTCTTAAAAACGCTTTTGCGGCGTATGTTCCATACATTGGAGATTGATAGTTACCGTCGCGATAAACATCACCACCTCCATTTCCTGGGACGGTATCACCGAACGTATTAACAAAATCGGAGTATGATTCAACCTTGGTTGGTTGCATGGCGAGTCCGCGCGTAGAGCGCCCAATCACTACTGGACCAATCGCTTCTGCCGATTTAGGGACGAATGAGTTATCAATTTCGTTGATAAACACCCCAGGAGATACAAACTTGAAACTTTTTACTGACATATTGTGGTTCCTCTTTTGAAAAGCAAGTATATTTGATGCCTAATCATACTTTAAATAGTATTTTTAAATCCAAAAGGATAGGCAACTTTCAATATTTAGTTCCTGATCTGGTCTTACTTCAACCAAAGATTAGAATTACCCGCAGGAACTGTAGATTCTTGTGGAAACTGATATTCAACCGCATTTTCCTCAATTCTAACCAAGGGGCGATCATCGTTAATCCCTTCGCCAATTAAATAACCCAAAACATTGATCGTTACTTCGGTTGTAAACTCGCGAGGATCAGTACCTAAAGCGCTGACATTGTTGTTGTGGGCAAATCCTTGTTGAATGAAAGCTTCATAAGAATGGCCGTTTCTTTTCATTACAAACGAGTTGATTTGACCAGTTCTCGTCATAAAAGGGGCCATTAAATCATTCATCTGTTGTTGATATTCTGTCTTAATAAGAATTTTATAATCCACGCTCACATATACTGGAATGGGGATCGAGAGTGTTTGAACCACGATTTTCTTGTTAATTCTCGGATAATAGCGCTGTTCTGTTCCTGATGTATAATTTTCTCGTCTGGTGTTGCCAACTACTGCAAAATTCCTTGTCTTGTCTGGAACAATCCGTTTTGCAATAACAAACCTTCCTGCGCGGCCATTTCTCTTATCTGAGTAGAGATTAGCTTGATAGGATCCTTTCTTTGCCGGATCTTTGTTTATATTAGTACGCTCTACGCTCACCACAGGCAAGATGATAGCATCATTATCATCTCTCAGGGCTTCGCGGTTCTTAACTTGAAAGGCGCGCTCTGGGACCTGCCACAATACTGGCACTTTTTTGAACCCCTGATTACTACGTGCAGATAAATTTAAATCTTCTTTCAACCAGCTTACGATAGAATAATCAATATCTTCGAGAGTCGAAGATAGCATCCCGATTTCTCTAAGAGAGTATTCTCCAGAACCCGTAGGCAACATTGCAAAATCAAAATTATCAGGTAGCATCAAAAAGTCCCTGTCTAGCTTTCCTACATTGGGCGACGATCTCAAATGTTTGACCAGCTTGACCAAACAAGAGTTCGGGCTCCTTCAGTATGACGATCTCATAGTAATTATCATTATACAAAACAAAGTCACCTTCACGCACATAAAGGTTTTGATCTTCCTCCAATCTTCTCTTATGGAAATGTATATTAATCTCCCATGACTTATCGACCCCTACACCATCTAGATATGTGGTAGTATACTCTGTATATTCCACCAATGCATAAATGCGAATAGGAGGAAGATAAGTTTTTTCAATGGCTTCGCCGTATAACTCATGAAACTTCGTGCGCTCAAGATCAATAGGATAATACAGTATCTGTTGTCCTATTACCTTCTCAATTAACTCGTCGTTGACTTGTTTAACAAGATCGCGCTCTTTCTTACCTAAGAAAAGAGGAGGGGGTGGAGAATCTGGACGTTTCCATTCATTAGACATCTGTTATCACCCCACAAAAATCGGCAACGGTGTGACCTTCAGTACGTTGGTTGCTGCATCCGTAATTTCTTGATCTTGCTTGGCCAATGCAACATATTCAGTCTCCTTGAGCATTTCCTTCAACTTATCCCTGAGTGATTCTTGTTCAGCTTTTGCTTGTGATAACAATTCTGAGTGATTTAGCGTTACGCTTTCGCCAGGAATGGGAATAGTAGTGAATTTGCCACGAATTTGCCCTAGCATCTCTTTACATAGAGCGAGAGAATACTTGCGAATCCATTGTTGTCCAATTGCGTTGATGTTTGCAAACGGTATATTGTCGAACGGGAGGGTGTTTATATTACTCACCCCTTCAATGCCGGTATCTACGCTCCCATCTAACTCATAGGGTTCTAAGTCTACATAGAATCTCACCCAAAAACGGTCATTTAAAGCATCCCCAAATCCATAGTGTTCTGGGGAGGGATAAAGTTTAAGCCTATTGTTTATAAGCTCAAAAGAGTACATAGAAGTTCGAGTATAGATCGAATCCTCATATGCCATCGCTTGGAGCTTGTTTTGCCATGTAGGGATAACCTCGAATGTAGAGTCATCAGCAAATTGCCCATAAGTTGAGAAGTTGCCAACCACATTCAGGCCCCCATAGTATCCGTAAAACCTCCACATTGCGCGCGGAGATTTATAATATACCTTCGTAACGATTATTCTCTTATCTCCGACTTTACCTGAATAATCTACCGCGTCACCTCCATCATCCACACCGGAATCCGAAGCACTCTGGATGATACTTTGCAGATCATAGTCTTGTTGGTTCCGAACAACCTTAAAGGAAGCCGAATATTGTGGGATTGTCCCACCAAAACCACCTGCTGCTGCTGCAGCATCACCTACGCGTCTTGAATAACCTAAGGAGAAGCGAGGATACTTAAGATTTGATCCAGAGGGTCCAGATACAATATCTCCTTTATGGTCAAAGGAGGCGGTCTGGGAGCCTAATACATTCGATAGAACATTTTTACCTTGATGTAGGTTAACAATGTAGGAATACTCTAATACTGCCTCTTCATAGGACGCATACACATTACCGGGCGTAAGCTCGATATCTACTACATCACCCCCAAGCTTCTTATATACATAAGAAACTTGAGCAGAGGCACCACTTAGGAAAGGTACCGAACCTGTATAGACCCCAAACGGCAATGTGCCGGTGACCGCAGTTGTAGAACCAGTGGATGATAAAATAACTGCGCTAGTTTTAGAAACTGGACTTAGATTCGTTGGCATACATGCGTACTCCTATTACATAAATAGTAATGCTGAAAGCAAATCTTCATCACGAACTTTTAATTTATCTTGTCCGCTATGAAGAAGCTTTCTTTGTACGCCTGGTAGAAGCTTTTGTGGCCTTTTTAGGCGCTTTCTTGGGAGCAGATGCTGGGGGGGCGGCCTCCTCTTTAACTGGTACGGCCTTGGGCGCCGCTACTGGAGCTTCTTCTTGTTGGTGGCGCTCGCGCGTCTTCAACATTAAACGTCGTCTTGGATGCATAATGATCCTCCTTAAAGTACAGTAATAAGTAGTTTTAAAAAATGAAAAGTGAAAATCTCAAAAAATTGGTGGCGGTATTTTTCAGACATGTGTGTTTTCAAACAAAAACCCCCTCCGAAGAGGGGGATAAATATAAAGATATATTTTAATTCTTAAATGAAAAACCCTAATATCAACTAGAGCCGATAGCTGCAACCGATGCAGGCGCAGTGCCTGTTGTGGTCAATGTTGCCTGTACGTGCCAAGCTGCAGTGTCGACGGCCGTAATTATCAAAACATCACCGGAAGTTCCACCTGTAGTGTTTGCATCGGGTGAGAAGTTGATAAAGGCATAGGACGGCGGCGCGCCGGTTGCTGTATCATAATCCACAGCCTGGGTTGCAAGTTTGCCGTCGGCGCCCGTTGAAGTAAGACTCACAAGACCGTAAAAGGGGTTTCCTGGGGCGCCTCTAACTCGGGCAGCATCGTCAGTATTCACTGTATCCTTGAGGATAATTTTGTAACTGAGGCCGGCGGCAGCTGTGGGAAGCGTAATAGTGTTAGAGGTAGACGCATCCCACCAAATCACCTTTCCGCTGTCTTCCGCCGATAGCGTAGTGTCTGCCGTGACACTTTTAACTGCGAGTTTCGTTCCAGACAGTTGTGTGCCCGCCATCGCTAATTCTCTCTTTAAATTCTGTATTAATGCTTGGGTTCTTGCCAAGCCCACTCTTTTACCACCCATCTTTATAACCCTCCATTTATAATCATGTCATCAAACATAGGACGAATCTTATGATCCGTATACATAAGTAGTTTACCACAAACGAAAGCCCCCTTCCGAAATTCGAAAGAGGGCTTTGCGTTATTAGTGTGCGTTAAAGCTTTAATTAGCTAGTTGCACCAGACTCACCTAACAGTCCGCGAATGACGACGAGGCCGTACATATCAGGACGAACCATCTTCTTGGCGTAACGAGTCATCACGCCCTTACGGGGCACGAAATCCTCTGGGCCAAAGATAGTAGGTGTGGTTTGTAGTGGCACATAAGGTGCGTATACATAACCAGACTCAAGGAATGAGCCTCCACGGCGACCGACGAGGATGACGTTGCGGAGGAAGTAAGGATCAACGATAACGTCGAACTTCTTGCTCAGCGAGCCAACCTTAACGGCACCAACGGAACCCTTCTCGTCATCAGCTGTGACGGAAGCGCGGAACCCGGCGGTGAACTCAAGGATGTTGGCAACTTCAGGTCCGCAGACGAGGAAGTTAGCACCACCACGGAGAGTCTTCCGATGGATCTGTGCAGAAACATCATTGACTGTCTCAATGAGAGTCTCATACCACTCGGATACTGTACCGGTGAAGTCGGGGGCAGCAGAGCTAGCACCAACTTCGACACCAGTCTCACGGTTCAAAAAGAGACCGGGAGAACGTGACCAGTAGTACACAGCAGCGGTCGCACCGTTAACGAGGTCAGCAAGGATCTCACGGTCGATTTCAAGAGCGATTTGCTCGGAGAGAATCGATGTAAGCTCCACCTCTGCATCCAAGTTATGGTATGCGTTGAGGTCTTGACCCAATTCTGGTGTCCACTTAGCTTTGAGCTTCTTGGTCTGTGCAGTAACAGCAATGCTTTCCACCTTGATATCAATCTCGGGGATATCTTCGTTACCTTCGAGACCCCAGGTTGTTGTACCCACCACTGAACCAAGCGCTGCAGCAGTTGTGAAGTTATCTGTAATTGGGAAGAGAGCATCAATATTGTTGCTAGCTCCAACATCAGAAGAGTTGCTGGACATATCCACTGAAGTTGCCCAGTAGCACTGAATGGTAGTGGGATTTGTACCTGTCATGTGGGTAAGTCGACGAAGCTGTTGAGTGTCGGCGGAACCAACTGTAATGCTCACAACAGAGTTCAAACTGTTAGTACCCTCAACGGATGAGGAGAAAGCACCAAGGTTTTCGAAGTCTGCTTGTGTCAAGTCAGAACGGTTCATGTCAACACGGATAATCCAGCGAGAGTCGCCTGAGGAACTCATAGCGAGAACGTCTGGATCCCACAAGATGCTCTTCAGCTGTGCATCAGTTGCGCCTGAAAGGCTGAACTGCTCAACATAGACGCTACTTGCCGTGATGTTGACTGAGGAGCTTGGTGATGCATACGCATAACCGCGGGCACCGACGGTACGCGGACCACCGAAGTCCTCCGCGAGCGTTGAACCAACAAGATCAACACCACCAGTGATTTGTATACCAACTTGGTCGGTACCATAAATAGACTTATCAGCTTTGTTACCAAAGCGATCAGTTTGAGAGTTGTTTGCTCCAAGATTTGGTGAGAACACGAAATCCAGGAAGAAGATGAGACCCGAAGGGAGACTCATCGGTTGAACAGAAACGAGATCATTAGCGATCAAGCCTGCGAACACACGTCGGACGATTGGGAATGCTACAGCAGCGAAACCCTCGACATCACCAGCGCTCATGGAGCTACTCTCACGGAGAAGCTCCTTAGCTTGGTTTTCGAGTAGACGAGCCATAGTTCCACGCTGACGCTCATCGGACAGACCTTCGAGAAGACCTGTACGCTCCCACTTGGAGAGTAGAGCATGTCCTTCAGCGCGCATATCACGGTTGACAACACCTTCGGACAACCTTTCGATAATACTAGCCATTTTTTAATACCTCCTTAATTGTATATTGACATTAACATTACTTAATGCCTGCTAGTTTTTGCATCCGGTCCAAATGAGGATCGGTTGCTGTGCTCTCTTGACGAGAAGCACGGATTACAGAAGACCGACGGGTGATGGCCTCGCTCAATGATTGGGGGCTACGTTTTGGGGTAGCCTGCATTGTGCTTTGAAGCGTATCATATATTGTCTTTGCTTCTGTGACAGAACCAGCATTAGAAATCGCTTCGACAATTGTTTCCTTTTGTCGCTCATTCAAGGAGGTATTCCTAAGCACGCGGTTCGTATAAAGTAAACGCCCGTTTGACAAATTGGTTTCGATTAGTGTCTCTTTCAATTCGACAAGCGCTTGTTTATGTTGTAAAGCTTGTTGTTTGAGTTGTTTGTTTTCAAAAGTCAACTCTTCTTGAGCCTTTTTAAGAGGCTCTAAATCATTTTCGAGATATTCAGTACTGCGGCGGGCAGCTAAGCCTCGCTCCATTTCGTACTTGGTACTCTCCGAAGAGCGTCCAGCCCACCCAGAGAGGGAGGCGCGCATATCAACGGTTAGTCGTTCCATAACGGCGTCTACGAGATCTTCGGGGACATCCACATCTTCGGTGGTGGGCGCATCGGGGTCGTCTTCTTCTGGGGGAGTGGCCATCTCGGCGGCGCTCACACCAGGTGTTTGTTCTTCTGGATCTTCCCCCTCTTCTGC